GAGATTCATGGTCTGAGTCTGAATGGTCGCAAGTGTATCGTCCGCTTGAATGTTATTGATGACACCTCCAAAGATTACGGTCTTAGGACGCATATACCATGACTTTTCCACGTCTGGGTTTGCAAGCCATTGGGTGAACTGGGTGTATTCATCTGAGAGTGTGGCACCTGATACACAGTTGTAATAGACGGCACGGTTTGAAACATCTCGGAGGATTTCTGCATAGTCAGTTGAGTCATTACAGAAAGAGTCTCCGATTATCAGAACTGAGTCACCACGTTTATAAGGGAATGTGTACTGTGTCGTTGTTGCCCCGTTCGTGACGTTCCCTGAAGAAGTTGAGTTGGTATTGTCGTAGGGGAGAACTGCGGTCTTCCATGTGTATTCATTTGGCGGTGTTGCAAGCGTTGGGATTTCGTATAAAAACGGATTCTTTACAGTGATTGTGTCCCCTGCTAAGAGCGTCTCATCAGCATTAGTTCCCCATCCAATTCGGACTTGTAATGCAGATACTGTCGATGGAGTTTTAAAACCTATCGCATAGCGCCCATCAGCGCTTTTAATGAGCGTTCCGCCTCCCTCTGCTACCGTACCAGAAAGTGCATGAGTAACACCTGTGAATGTTCCTACTACGCCAGAAAACTCTCCCCCAAACACATAGTAAGTATTTGGCTTTAGAAATGAGGTGATTGTCTGGAAGAGATAGCATCGGCCTGTACCTGATGAAGTAGCACTAAGAACGGTGGTGCTTCCTGAGTCAGTCGCTACACACCCTGTTGTATTCGGTGTATTTTGTACAGTGAGCTGTGACGCATCTCCCTCCATGAGGTTGTGGACAACGTTGTAATGCGCTGAACCACCATATACAAACTCGCGCGGGGAATAGCTGTTGAACTTTGGCATTCCTGTCGCTGGTGTTCGTGCTTCACTTGCGATTGGTGCAAGTATAAGTATGAGTGCAAATAGTGTTGATAAAAGTCTTTTCATAAATGTTAATTTCTACTAGTAAAATCTCTGTACCCATACTGGAACGCTCCCCGTGTTGGATTTGATCCAAACGATCTTCCACGAAAGTCATAGGGGAAACTACGCAACACCGTCCCATTAGAATTGATTGTCGAATACCCAAATTTGAACTGCTCAAGGTTTGCGGTAACGGGTGGTGTTTGCCCTCCCCGTATATTTGGGTTTACATTTGTCTCTCCCTCCACATTTGCAAGCGCGTTCCAGTCGTCTACCGTTGCATATCCTGTACCTTGATGACTGAATGTGGTCGTTAGCGTCGGTACTGCAAAATAGTTATTGGTTAAAAAGGTAGCAGTCTGTGATGGGTCCACTTGTGTGAATTTCCACGCAGTTGAACTCTTTGAGTTCACAAAGCACGTATTGTTTACAAAAGTGGTCGCAATTGTATTCGTTGCACCCTGTGATGCTACTCCAATACACCCATAGTTCCCTATTTTTGCACCGAGGATACTGTCATCCATGACTACAAGATTATTGGCAAATGTTGCGGAAATATTCCCCTTTGCTAAAAGCCCTGCATATACTCCCCCATTGATGATATTGCTGAATATCTTTGCATTTGTACCGACACCTGAAAGGATTGACGCACTCGATCCCTGTACATAATTGCTATACACCTGGCAATCATTTACCGAACCGCATGAGATACCGTGTGGCGTTGCAGAACCGTTGTAATAGGTACCGTATACCTTGTTATTGTAGACACGCGCACTGTCAATAAATGATGGTGTCGACGCATCGGCGCCCACTGAGATACACCGTGTCACGGGTGAATTACAGGTTACCGTGTTATTTCGTATGATAACGCCATAACTCGTTGCTTGTGATTCGCTTGCTGAAGCCATGATTGCATCAGTGTCGTTTACCGTCCCCCCTGTTGCCGTTACGGTAACGGTATTGTATTCAACAATCATGGGCTGTATGTCGCCATTGATACTTGTACCCGTTGCAATACGGTCAATACGTATTCCATAAATTGATGCTGACGATCCTAGTGATGACGGCGCCGTTATATTCAGTGTATTACTTGCGACATATCCCCAAAATGGAATCGTAGATGCAACGACGCGCCCCACATAGATAGCGGGTATCGCACTATTCTGGCTCATGGTCGCGGTGATGGTATTGCCCGTAATTACCTGCTTTTTTCCTGATCCTGATGGAGTCACACTCGTGTAAATAGCGCCTGCACTTCCGATCGTTCCTGTAAGGGTATTGTTCGTGATCTTTACGGTACCCCGTGTCCAAAAATCAGCAATATGTCGAATCGTACCACCATTGGTTATACAGTTGCCTGTTATTTGTGCCTCTGCATCGAACGCTTGATCCCCGATCTGTACCACGTTTTGTGCGCTATCCCCGTTTATCGAGACGTTTTGCACAATGAGTGGTGTGGAATTATTTGCAGGGTTAAGACCCATCGTGCGCGTCGTATTTGTTGAGGTGATAATGGCGGAACACGCTGAACCTGTAGACGTGTACGTGATATTTTTGGTCAAGTTTACGCCTGATGATCCGAGGTCGTAGGTTCCTGCATTAAGTGAACACGTATCCCCTGTCGTAGCGGTACTCGTACATTGTGTGAACGTACACGGTGTCCCCTGTGTACAAGAAGAGCCTGAGCCATTCGGATCAGCATAATAGACAGTAGCCCCATACGCGGTATGTCCTGAGAGGAGAAACAGTGCAATCAGAAGCAGTTTCTTCATGGGTTAGCTTGCGTTGTTATAACAATAATTTAGTGTCATCGTTCCTGTAATGTCTGCGAAGATACCTGTATTAAAGGCAGTTCCTGTGATTCTTTGAGGGAAAGCAGTCACAGTGGTAGATGCTGGAATACCCCATTCAGCGATAGCAGGTACACCTGTGTTTAGAAGACCATCGTAAAAGGCGATTGAAGAAGACGCGGACTGTCCTGAGATGAAGTACCATGCAAGATTTGATTGACCGACTACGGTAGAGTCTGTGGTCGTAGACACTGGTGTACAGTTAAACAATAGGGTCATAAGTCGATTAAAGAACGCGGACTCTCCTGCGAGATTTGTTGCGAGGTTGGTATCAAGTGCTGTTGACGATGCACTTTCTACGCCCGTGGCTGGTGTTCCTCTTAATGTTCCAAAGAGATCAAGATTGACTGCTTGTGCTTTGTGTGGTACAGCTACTAACACAAGTGCAAGTGTGAGTACCCCTGTGACTATTGATTTATATATGTTTTTCATGTTTTTGTTATTTTCTTAATTATACCACGTTTGTAAAGGTGTTGATAAACTCTTGTTTCTATATTTTGGTGTGATACTGTGCATTTATGGTATACGTATTTATATTCATCTCTGTGGTGGTGGTGTCGTGGTATTTTGATCTCCACGCATAGCGTCCACGATTGCAGTAAGTATGGCCGTCCTTACGGTAGGCTCTAACTGTGCAAGAATAGGGCTGAGAGACTTATCTAAACTTTGAATAATTACGCCTGCTCCTGTCTTTGCTATTGTTGACTCTGAAAACTTACGCGCTCCAACTCCGATAACAGCACCTGGTATTCCACCACTCACTCCACCAAACCCACCGAATAACATATCACCAAGACCGATCACCTGGTTTCTACTTGCTTGTGCACTTTTTGAGAGTAGTAAGTCACGCAAAGTTATCTCTTTGGAATAGGTGTTGAAAGCATCACGAACCCCAATAGGTGCGGTGTCTTTCACTGTGTTTCTAAGTGAGTTCGTGAAGTCTTTAAGCACACCCTTGTTAAAAGGTAATTGTGCATTAATAAAAGCATTACTTCCTAAGGTTTTATCGAGTTGTGATCGTAGTGTGTTCGCTTCTGCAAGCGTAAGTGTATCTTTCGCAAGTGTCCCTTTTACTTGAGGCGCGAGGGTATTAAGTATTGTCTTGATCTCTGTAGCGTCTACAGTCCCACCAGCCCCATTTACTTGACCCACAATGTCATTCACAAGTGTATCTAATCTGATAGTTTTATCAGTTGAGGATTTAAGAGCTGAGTTTATAAATTCATCTGCTTTGTCTATTGCCTCTTGTGATTGATCTATAAGTTGCTGTGTGGTACCTATTTTCTTATTCTCAAGTACATACTTTGATATTCCCTTACCTGCAAGAAGTTCCTTTTTTGATTGTCCTGTGGCGCTGTTTATAAAGCGTTCGGGGAGTGAGTCAGCAATTTTCCGTAGACCTGCTTGTGCACCTGATGAAGCAAGAGAAAGACCACCACCTACACCAAACCCAACCGCACTAGATTTTGCGACATCTTTTACTGATCCACCTTCGGAAGCCGTTGCACCACCTGAAATGAGTGCGCCAAGTCCTGCGGATTTAAGTGCATCTGAAATAACCCCACCGCCAAGACCTCCACCTGTTACACCATAAGCCTGTGCACCTGCGGAAGTATATGCACCGATAAGCTCTGGCACTGATGGCTGTGTTTTAAGTGTTTCCTTCGCCTGTTTAAAATCTCCAGTAAGTGCTTGTTTCCCTGCAAGTCCAAGTGTACCGATAGACTCACCTATGGTTTTAGTACCAGGGAAGATTGACCCAAGTACGTTTGACGATTTGGTTAGTAAGTCCTCCTTTTTCTTCGGTGGTTTTTTAGTCTCTGGTGTTGAAACTACTTTGTAGCTTTGTAGGTCTGTTATTTTCATACAGGTGTTAGTGTTACACCGTCAGCCTCAACTTTATACCTGTTACCCTGCCCGTCTTCAATAATAGAACCTGCTGAAACAGGCTGTGCTGTGTTTGCAGTTTGGTAGAGATTATTAATTTTAGTCTGTCTATTTTGAGCTTTCTGTGCGATTACCGCTTCACCATCTCCAGGTTGTGGGAAATACTGTTTCTTGGCGTTATCAAATTCTGTATCAGAGATAACAGCACCTGATTCTGGTCGTAAAATTGCATTTACAAAGTTTCTTTGAGCTTGTTCATATTGTTGCCTTTCTGAACTCTTGAAGAAGTTAGGTAATGACTGTCCAAGATAGCTAGTCAATCCAGTAAACTGATTACCGTAAGTTGTTACTATTGCATCAGCCTCTCTTGCTCTGTCAGCATAACCCTGAGCAACTGTTTGTGCTTGTGTTTGTGGTTTTTGGATATTCCCACCAATGTTAGATATAACTTCTCCAGTCTGCATGTCTACTAATTGCCCATTGACTACTTGCGTATCCCGCTTTGACGCTACTTGTGGCTTTCGTATCATCTGTGACGCTCTCGCTACTTCACTCTCAAAGTTATCTGAGTTCGGGTCAATCGTTGAAAGCATCGAGAGTGCGTTTGAGTTTCCATTATCACGCGCCTCCGCACTCAACTGTCTCAAATAATCGATATTGCTTTTCTTTGTATCTGCCTTCTCTTTCTGTATTGCAAGGAGTTGTGTAGCACGCCGTTGTTCTGCACCTGAGAGTATGGAGTACGTTGCTTCCACCACCTTGCTCTTGTATTGAAACTGATTCTGTACGTCCTGTTGATAGATAGAAAAGAGTTTATCAAGACGGCTATTGGCACGGTCAAGATTCCCCTGAGCTATATCAGCCTGAGCCTGTATCGGTAACGCTTTGATTGTTGCTTCTCGATTGATACGCGCCTGTTCACCACCGATAAAGCCCTGTGTCTGTCCCCGTCCCTGACCTTCAAGAGACAAGACTTGAGCGTCACGTTGTGCGCCGATCTCCTTTAATTGTGCATCATAGCTACTAACCGTGTTTTCGAGCTTCTTGATCCCCGCTTCCTTCTCTGCCTTTGCGTATTCATCAGTTAAGGAGGGTGGTTTAAGGTCAATCTGGTTCTGCAAGTACCCTGCATCGAGTTGATTTTGACGTGCATTTGACGCATCGAGTGAGTCATTCGTGACACTAAAGGGCATGGCACTGTCAAAGCCTGTGGGTACGGGTTTCTCGGGTAGATTGAGGATCGGCGCACCTTTCCCTAGTGTGTCCACATTTATAACCCCCTTCTGGGAAGCCTGATAGTTTACGTCCTCGGTTGACCCTTTGTATGCGGTGCCTCCTTGTCTGTCTGTCTGTTTTGATACTGATTCTGCTTTGCTTGTATCAATACCAAGTCCCTTTGCTTTATTGATTGTCTGTTTCAGCGTCTTATTGAGTGAACTTACGCTCTTTGATTTTGTAGAAGTTGCCATATTATTTATCTGATTCAGTTATTGCAGAATGTAGAGAAAAGTGACAATCCCTGCAAACCCACTCAACTTCCAATGGTTTAGAATAATCAGTGTGATGGCCGAATAATTCCTTTTCTGATTTGCAAATACTACAAATTTCTGGTTTTAGTAATTTACCTGCTTTTATTGCAAAATAGACTATTTTTCTAGCCTTCTGCCTTTCTGGATATTTTGCAATACTTCTTGCAACAGCATCAAATACATTCTTCTTACCGATAGTGGTCGCTCTATATTTCTTAAGTTTCTCGGTATTACATTGTCTACAAACATACTGGAACTTACCATTTGTATAGGTTGAGTTTTTAGTAAGGTTTTCTTTTGATTTACATTTGTAGCAATTCATGTTGTTTTCACAATTATACCGCGTTTATACCTGTGTACCTACTATACTCCACGTATTCGATGCAGAACACACGTACAATTTTCCACTTGCAGAGTTAACGTACACCTCACCTATCTCGCATGTTGTTGGTGCGGTGCCAAGGGTAGGTACTTTTAACCGTGTGTTAAACCGTGAATACTTTTGAAAGTCCTGAGAGGATGAGAAGTTTCCTCGGTAGTATTCATCAGATAAGGCTTGCAAGTCCTTTTCTAATTGATCTATTCTTTTTTGTGAGTCGTTAGGCATTATACGGTGTCATTTATACGTGCAATAGCTTCCATTCCTGTTATCTCGAGACCACCTGTACTTTCAAGACGAAACTCGTATTCATTCCCTGACGCAAAGGCATCACCTGATGATTCTATTGAAACAAAGGTCTTTGAAAGTGTCGCATCAGTATCAAAAGTACCGATTGTAGTCCATGAGGTAGCACCATCAACACGGTATTTTGCAGTTAAACTCTCCCCCGTTGCTTGTTTACGAAATGATACTTTCAGTGCAAGGAGTGTCTTGTCAGCATCAGGAGCACCAAAGTTAACGATCTGACTTTCAAAAATTGAGGTAAAGGCGTAGGTTGATGCATCATTCGTCTTATCAATAGACCCATCACCTGAGTGGGCAACAAAGAAGTAGTTTCCTGCGGTTCCAAAAGACTGAATACCGTCCGTGTCTACGTTCTCATCGATGATGTCGAGGTTAAGCGAAAAGTTATAGTTGACATTCTTGCGTCCAAACGACCATATACCTTCATTGTATTCAGTTCCCGCACTGTTCGTCATGATCTTTGCACTCCAAAAGAGACGGTTGTTCTTTACTGCCTTGCTAATTGGAATAGTTTTCCCTGTGAGGGCTTGTGTAAATACTTCTTTCACTACCTGTGGTACACCCCCTGAGTACATCTGAATAATCATCGAACCACGTCCTGCTCCTGTTGAGTTGTTTAGGTAACGGTCTGTAATTCCAACCAGGTACCCCTCGATTGTCTCAAGTACCCTCAGTTCTCCCTCTCCCCAGTCGATAGCCTCTTGTACCTCAGTACTGGTTCCATCCCAGAGGAATACCTTAGAAACTCCATTAAAGGTAGACACAGGCGCACAGGCTATTGCTATGTACTTTCCGTAGGCAGTTAACGAGGTGATCTTGAAGTTAGTCGGGAGTGTGAGGTATGCGTCTGAGAATGTTGTTGCGTCTGTAGCTCTCCATATCTTGTTGTTATACGGTAAATACAGGTAGTCCTGAAAGACTAGCCCCTGAGCGATAGAGGTAATTGAAACGCCTGTGGTAGATGCACTGTTTGTGATGGTATTCGTTGCAATTTCCCACTTAAAGATTTGGTTAGTACCCTGAAACCCAAACAGAAACGCTTTATACTCAACAAAACACCCGTTCTGTACGGCTCCATTTCCTTCTGAGGTCGCGGGTAAAGACCAGTTTCCTGTTGTTGCATCTGCTTTTTGGACAATCTTCGTAAGTCCTGCTCCTGTCTGTCCAAGTCCAAAGAGTTTAGCACTTGAAGAATGGAAGAGGAAGTCACGTACAAAGTATTGTTTCATTCCTGTTGCTGTTGACCCGTCATTCGTGTCAGCTTCGAGGGAACGATAAGGAGTAAGTCTGCTAGGGTTTGAGAAGACATCAAAGTGTTTCGCTACTTGAAACTTTGTTGCATCATTTTCTCGGGGGTCGTCTGAAATTCCACCTGAGAAGTTATTTATTTTTATTGCAACTGTTTTACTCATAGATTATTTCACTTCCCACATGAATACGGTTGCAGTACTACAGTCAGCACTTGCCGTCCACACAATATCAAACGTGGTAGTGGTAACGTTCTGTATAACTCCCGTGGCATGGACTTCTGTAGCAACTGCGGTCAGTCCACTCAAATATATAGAAAATGATGTCGAAGTCCCTATTGCATTATCTCCTGCGGTTACGGATGCTGTTGCATACACACAGTAATTCCCTGAAGCATATATACCATCACTTGTACCACCTGATTGTGACGAAGCAGAACCTTTGAGTAGCCCCTTTCCATAAATATGAATCGCACTCGGTACACGTCCAAGTGAGTGTGTAATGGTTTGTGTGGTTGACGAAGCGGGGCCAGTTCCTACACCAACCTTTGTAGCGAGTCCTGCAACGGTGTCCACATATGTTTTTGTAGCTTTTTGTGTTGCCACTTTAGTATCACTGTTTCCAGTCAAAGCGGTGTCAGTATCAAGAACACTTGTCTCGATCTTGTCTGTGTTGAGATTCGTGAAGTTTGTATTGATTGTGGTACGTGATACAGCACCATTATCTGAGGTTGCGAGTGTCGTTATAGTACTCATGCGGGTTTTGCGCTATTACTAATTTCTCCAAAGGTAAGCCACGGTGTCGAGAGTTGCCATGGTAAGACACTTGCAGACCATAGAGGTGTAAATGAGGGCTTATCACTATTCACAAAGGTGGTAGTAGGCTTTGCCAGATTATTGAATGTAGTGGTGGGTTTTGGGAGGTTATTTATCGCCATATTTATTTATTGTATTGTTGTGCTGGTACAAAGCGTCGTACTTCGTCATTATTACGCACACTGAAATACTGTTTCATCTTCTCTTCCTCTTTCTGCATTTCAACTGAAAGGGCATTGAGGTTAGCCAGTCCAAGGGTTAAAGCTCCATCGTATGCGGACGCGATGACAAACCCTCGGTGAAGCATAGGCGCGACTCCTGGCTGTTTTGTTGTGTCGGTAGCAGTGAAGTAGCTACCTGCACGCTGAAAGTAGAATTTGAGTCCACTCGTAACACTAGTTGCGGGTTTTGGGTAGAGTCGGACGATATTGTCAGCAATCTTGTCGTAGTAGAGGGGCTTACCTGTTGTTGTATACAGTGCGTCTAAGGCTACGGGTATCTCTGATTGGTCAATACTTTTGAGTTCCCTATAGTTTCCGTCACTATCCAGGATGTCGATACGGGTCAGTGTGATGATGGGGTTACCTTGTTCGTCTACCAAGAATGAGTACTCTGCTTGATTTGCTACAAGGTTTGTCGTTCCGATAGGTAGTTCAGAGTGGTTGGTATCATCCCACTGAAAGGTTCTATCTGCTCCGATTGCGTACCCTGCTACCGTATCAAGCCAGTTATTGCATGAGTTGACTACTTTGTATGTTGGCCACTGAGTAGCATCAACACGCATCATAGAACGTGTTTGTTGCAGTATTCCGAGGTTGTTTGTTGTGTCTGAAAATACCATGGTTATTTATTATCTGTTCTATACGCCCCCCTAACGGCTTAAGAGGGCGCGAAGACTAGATAACGTGCCAGAGCGCGCTACATTCTCCTGTTTGGTTCAAGATTCCTCCACCTTGCTGTGCAAAGTTTATGAAAGTATTTGGTGAAAATGTCCTGATCGTTGCTGAACTAACAGTCGTTGACGAGGTATCAAGTACAACTTGAGCACCTGAAGCAACACTTGTCGTAGCAATAACCGTACCTATAGAAGCGTTTGTAGTTGACTTACTGATTGATACAGAGGTAGGTGCTGATGTTGCAGTAAGGATACTGATACCACCTGCAATAAGCGTACTTGTGCCTGCTGGTGACTGCAACGAACAAATAACTGTGTTTGTTGCCTGTGTGAGGTTTGGCCGTCCTTGCGAGTACAACTGGAACTCTCCAATTGCGAGGTCGGGTGTATTACGTGCGCCCACAGTGTTATCAGATACACGTTCTACTACTGTCTTCCCACTATTACCAAGTGGAAGAAATACACCAAGAATCAAGATTACGAGTCCTGCGAGTCCTAGTGTGATTTTATTTGTCATTTGTATGAGTGTTACTGATAAACTATGCAATTGCTTCGAGTTTTCGTTGTAGTTCGTCCTTCTTAAGTTCGTACTTCGCTGGATTTTGTGCCTTGTATACCTCGATCAAGTGCATAAAATCTGCCTTTGCCTGTGATACTTCCTCTCGTTCTTCTTTTTCTTTTGCCATGTTGTTTATTTATCTTTTGAGCTGTCTACTAGGGACATATTGGTGGCTATATCCCCATGAAACAGCCCAAAAGGGCTGTTAAATGGTTATGCCAGTGTAATGTCAATTGTTAGGTCTGAAGTTGGTGTCCACTGTTTGAATCCAACAAGTCCATAACAGACAACTTCTTTACCTGTCACTCCTGTGACTCCCTTCTCCTCAAATTGAAGACCACGTGGGAACGCGTAGGTTGAAACGTTCTTCACTCCTCCTACTCGGTGTCCTGAGTTTGTCCATGTCTTTGTACCAGATACGGTTGTAGTTGTTGCGTCTACGAATGTACCAGATCGAACAACGTAGATGTCTACACCTAAGATTTGACCATAAAGACCATTGGTGAGCATGTCATCAGCGTAACGGAAACCAGAGGTTGCCATTGCCTGAATAATACCTGTGAGGTCTGTGTTTTCTACAACAACGTACATTCCTCCCATTGCATCAGCGTAACCTGCACACTTTGAGATGATGTTTGAGATAATAACGAGTACGTTTGCAGTTGTTGTGAATCCTCCTGCTGGTGTGGTGTATGCTCCTGTACCATCCTCACAGAGGTTATTAAGTACCCACTTGTCGATAGCAGTAACGACACTATTTGTCATTGCTGTATTTGCAGTGAAGAATAGGTCAAAGTTTGCAGTAATATCCTCAAATCCTTTGATTTGACCAGATACAATGAACTCATCCGCTACCGTAAGGGTATCGTCTGTAGTTGTGATGTTTGCTGGTGTGTATGTACCTACTACAGCTTGCACCACGGTGCTCATTGCGGTGATATATGGGCTTGAGATGGTCTTGAGTCCTGTTCTGTCTACCATACAAACCTTCTCTGCAACTACTTGATTGCGGAGAGCTTGCTGGATTTGTGCGGAACGATATTTGTCACGTAGGGTCTTTGTACTGAGTGTGTTGGTTGTTGCCATTTTTAGTAAATTATCTTTTTAAAGATAGATTTACCACCATTTGTCTATCGTCCTCTTAATTTTGCATGTATAAGTCGCTCGATTTCATCATCTGATTCTGGTATTTTTCCGTTAC